TTATGGAGTTTATTCATCCTGGCATTCAGATAAGGTTTCTGAAATTCTTCAGCCAAAACAGCATAAACACCTCCCAGGGCGTCTTCCAATTCACGGGCTGCATATCTAATCTCTTCAGCCGTGACACGCTCAGCCTGACGTTGTATGGCGGTATTCATCAGAAAGGCATAAGAAAGTCTCTGTTGTAACTCCATGATAATTTCTTTAGCGGTTCTGAAGTCGTAATATTTATCCATCTGAAGGATTCCGACATCATCAGGATTGCCATGAACAAATTCACCGTTCTTAGCATCGTTAAGTCTCTTGAGGCTTGTGGAAGCGTTTGAGCGTATCATAGGTATGACACGAGCAGCCGCCATGGCTCCTTCAATAACAGCCTGCATGAGGTTTTCAAGCGACCTAAGGTCTCCAAGATACTCCTCTACATAGGAACGTCCATAGTCTTCACCATCGACTCTGTGTAATCTGAGAGGTATCCAGGGACTCTTGTCTATAGGATATGTGCCACGGGAATCAGGAAGTTCTATACCACAACATTCTTGATAAACTTCCCATTGGTCTCCTTGACGTTGAAGATGGGTAAATATCTTAAGACTACGCTCGTGGTTGTTATCTTTTTCAGTAACAATATACCCAGGAGCCCTTTCTAGGGTTTCTCTCAGATCCTCATCAAGAGAGGCAGGAGACACAACATCAACAGCAATCATCTCGATAGGATTACCTGAAGCATCTCTGACAACCACATAGCGATCAAGATGATATAGGCGCAACCCGTCCTCATGGTCATGTAGTAAAACATTGCCCGCTACCAGGAGATGTTTGATCATCTCTCCAATAGCTGTGCGGTCGCCTGAATTTTCGATGTCTTCCATAACGCCACGACTTAATTGACTTAGGCGTTTTTCGATTTCTGTTTTGATATTTTCGCCGTCATCTTTTTGGTCTGCTTGATCTATGACTAAGGAATCAGGACGGAATTCAAAGAAAGGAGAGTTAGGAGGCAACAGAACCAAAAGTAACTTACTGGCTAAGTTGTTGACGCCACGACTGCCTAGGCCTTGCCAGGGCGTCTGTAGTTTCTCGGTGGTTCTATTTGTAAGGGAACTTGTAGAGCGGATAAGGGAAGGGATTGTGAGCTTGGCGCAGTCGCGAGCAATATTTAGGTAATATTCCCGATCGGCCTGTAAATGTGAGTAGCGGTTTTCAGCGGGTCCGGTGGATTCTCGGAAGAGTTTTTTTTGTTCCATAACCCCCCCCTACTTAACTGGAAGGAATTTGGATGCCGCTTCCAGAAGTTCCAGGCACGAGAGGGGAATTAAGATCTATCCTTAACGCTTTAGTGCCTTTTTTGTCCGCTGTGGACTTTTTACGACTAGCTTTACGACCAGGGCCTTCGTCTCTTTTAGGATCAAGGATGGGGGCCTGAGCAGAATAGACAGGCGGTGGAGGCGGTGGAGGCGTGGAGGTTTCGGGAATACGGATTTCAGGAGCCTTGAATGCATCTTCCGGCCATTGCATCGGGGCGGGGGCGGGGACCTCAATCACTTGAGGACTAGGAGGACTAGGGGAACTACACATGGATGATATCTCCGGTGGTTTGTTCGTCGTACTCGAAACGTAATTTGTTAATGACATTACGTTCGCCGACCTTTATCCAGATTTCTCGTTCAGACCAACTAGGATCTGGGCATCGATCGGGATAAAGGTCTTCAAGCGTTTCGAGCAGATCTCGGGGTATAAAAGGTAGGTTCATAGGCGAGCTCATAGGCTGGGTTAAAATGATAGTGGCGCAGTTGGAATCGAACCAACCATAAAGGTACGGGCCGCGCTGTCCTCGTTTTATACACACACCATGTGTACGCCACTTTTATTTATCTCATGGGACATGCGCCGGTTGCGCATTCCTCGGACTCAATTTCAAATTGGCCGGTGGCCTGATTAAGACTTACGGGCTGTAATTTTGATGTGTATTCTTCAAACAATTCTTTGGAAACCACTTCCTGCGGCAGGTAGGCGTAACCAATTTCTTTAGCTGTTTTGGTGGGATCTACTCGGGGAATAAACGAGACCCCGACATAGCTATCCCAATTATGGAAGAGCCAAAAGACGATATCCCTGATTTCGTTCTCATCATAAGATACGGTTATACTGACGTTTTGATCACACCAATGATCCATCAGAATTTTATATCTCTCCAATTGATCTACAGCACTTTCAGCGTTCACAGGGCGTTCGGACATCTCTTCAAAAGGAACGTCTTTCCACTCCACAGGAAAACTGACCAAGACGCCGCCCTTATCAAAAGGATTGGTAAATACCCCATATCCGGCTGATTTAAGCATAGGCACCAGAGGGTCATGTTTACTAAAGCCCACATTGTTGATCACATACCGTCCAGGAGGCATATGACAACCTTCTGTAGTGTCCATAATCTTACTTACAGTACCGGATGGTTTGATTGTGGTAACGTTCTTGGGACGCTGTGTTCCCAATTCGTCAGCCATAGAATAAGCACCTGTTATAGCCGCATTACGGAGCTGTTTAAGATCATACCCGGTGAGGTCTGGTCTACGGACGATCCCTGTCAAACCAACACCACAAAGCCTTAGAAACTCGTTGTTCTGGTGCCAGGCAGCTTGGAGGATTCCATCATCCAAATTAACCAAAGTCTGTCTATAACTGGCTCTGGCCATGATTTTGACAGCAGCTTCCAGTCCTGTGTAGTCTCCCTTGAAAGGAGCAACATTCACTTCGGCCAAGTTACAAAATGATTTATCTGTCAGAAGAACTTCACCACAGGGATTCACTCCAGCAAACCAGGGAGCGCGTTTACGAGCAGCTTGTCCATTAATCAGACCGGGCTCAGATCCACCACAACGAGTGATTATTTCAAACACATGGAAGAGATCTTCCAACGTAGGTTTTTGATTAAAAATAATACTGTTATTGGACTGGGCCCTTTGTGGATTGTCTTCCCAGTAGCGGTCTTTTGCTTCAGCAAATTCCTGCCATTCAGATGTAGACCAATCACAGAGGCCGATTTCAGCGGCCCGCCTTGTAGACAGCACAGTGCCCAGCCAGTTCATTATGTCCAAGATATCTATCTTGGTTAAGAGCTGTCCTGCACGAGCATTCATCAGTGCGGCAATAGCTTCGTAAGCCCTGGACAGTGGCTCATCGCCAGAGCATAGCCAACCATATCCGGCCAAGCGTTCACCAGCCGGTCTTATCTGGCTGAAATCAAATACCAGTTTTTTAGCTGGATATTTACCGGCAAGTATTTTACCAACACTTTTAGCCCAGGCTTCCGCTGAGTCACCCACTGTAATGGTCCAGGTGCCGTCTATAAACTCCTCAGTATTAAATTCTGCTCCGCCCTTTTCACAACGAGTTGAGTGTATGATTTCAATCTGAGGAACATAACTCATAAATCCGTTAAGGGTTCCTGTGACCGGTTTAAATCCAACCCCACATCCCTGAAGAAGCAACCAAAAAGCATCCACCACATCATGGACTGTCTTAACTTCAAGGAATGCACAATTGAATTGAGAGGCTTCACGTTTTTTGGAGATCTCTGTGCCGCCCAGCCATAGGGTTCTACCGGCCACAGAGGCTTTACGCTCTTTCTGTAGCTCAGCCAAAGCGCACAATTCAGTGGTGTCAGGAATACCCCCGGCACGTTCCCAAAGCCATTTGTGATGGTCTATCACTCGATCAACAGTATCTGACCAGGTTTCAAAAGAAAGCCCCTCTGGATCGAGGGGCCTGTTGTAGGTTCTTCTGGTTATAATGTCCGCTCTCAGACTCAATTACATCTCCTCAACGCTTATCCCCGGACCCCTCCAAAACATCTCTTTGTTTACGGTCTTGAAGTTTCTCGGCATTCTTCTGACAAAGCCATGTAATATTCACACCAAAAGCATTGGCCAATTGAGAAATGAACCACATCACGTCTCCAAGTTCATCCATGATCACACGCCGTTTATCCAACGTATCACCATCACGATAGAGCTTAGAGATTTTGCCACTAACTTCTCCCGCTTCACCGGCCAAACCGTTGCCCAAATACATAAGTTCCAGCA